CTGTGATCTCTCGGATTTCATCGATGTAGAGCAATCCATTGACGCTTCGACCGCGAGAGCCGTCTCTAGTTGCTGCCACAACATCAAGCCTTGCTCCAGATAGCATCTCAATTGACTCTGTGCCGTTTGCGTGTCTGATCTGTTTAACGAATCCTTTGAGGTGGTCATTTGTCTCCAATAGGTTAGTGATCTGTCTAAAGGTGTCCAGAGCCATAGACCTGTTAGAGGACATGATCAGGACATTGGTATTCCATTTAATCAGATGAGCCAGTATTAGCATACGCGCTAAATGCGTTTTGCCGTTTTGTCTGGCAACCAAAATAAGGTTTGTCTTGCGAATCCACATGCCTTTTTTGTCCACAGTCAACATGTCTTTGAGGACAAACTCTTGCCAGGGCAATAAAGGGATCTTGACTATTTCACAAAGATCCTTGACATCTTGCAGCTTGTTTTTGCCTTTGAGAAGTGGACTGTGAAGCCTCGGTTTAGTTGCCCCTCGTAAAGCTTTGGACTTCTTGGTTTGTTTTGTCATTGACTCGGATCAGGTCGGGTCTTAAACGGACTGTCCAGCATCGTCTCGGACTGCATCGGGGACGGATGGGCAGGAAAGACAGGGGGGGTAGCAGTCCTGGCTAAAAAAGCCGCCTGTGACCTATTACCGCGAGAGCTGTTACAACGCTTGCAACAAGCTACTAAGTTGTTAGGGTTGTACGCCTCAGACTTATCATCGCTCTTTGATACTGGGACAATATGGTCAACAGTATCTGCCTCAGCATTACAGTAAAAGCAAGTGTGGTTATCTCTAGCCAATACAGTCAGCCTAACTGCTTTGTACTTACGCTGAGAGCGTGGGTCACCACGTCTAGTAGCCATTAGTAATGCCCTATCCTTTTATGTCTATCTAACGCTTTACAAGTATCACCTTTATAAATCTTATGATGAGTAATATATTTAATGCCTAAGTCTATCTGTTTATAAGGATTAGTCTCAGTCATATTAAGTAGTTGTGGTATTCCATACGCACTACTCTTAGGGTTATCGGCCTTAGGATTCCATCTACTCTCTAGAGTCCATAGAGATACTAGGCATCTATATTGCTTATCATTAAGTAGCTTCATATGAGCATAAAGCTTATAGCTCTCTATGTTTGGGTTGTATCCATACGCTGGCGTAATCCCAATTACACAAAGCACGCCCAAAAGCACCAAACTACGCCTGCGAGCTATCCGCCTCAGCGGCTCGCCAGCGAGTTGTGATGCTATCGTACGTGTCAAATAGGATGCAACTTTGAGCGTAGCGTTGGGCGTGTTTACACAGGTATTAGCACTTGTGGATAACCTCTGTGGATAACTATTTAACATCTTTACCCCATCCAGTACCCTTAAATATGGCACCTATTGAGCCGTATATCTGCCTCATAGATACGCCACAACATAACGGCTCGCTCTCATCGTGTACTGAGCGTTGCATCTCTACTCGAATAGAGCAGCTAATACACTCATACTCATACATCGGCATAAGTGACCAATAGACATACGCTCATTTTGCTACATACCTTGCATTGTAAGACTTTTACGTTAGGCGGCAGGTTATCGGTAACTATGCGCTCTAGCTGCTCAGTTACTTTTTTACAGCTACGACACTCAAAACGTATTGATTCACTCACAGCTGCACCGCCTCGGAGATAGGCAAAAGGGCCACGGTCTTATCAACCTGGCCCCTAGTGTCAAACTGTGTTTTAGCAGGCAGTTTTTTAACCGTCCACGTCACCTTAGTTTTCTTGAGGTTAAAGGCGTAGATTCCCTTAGGTGTGGCATTGACATAAAACGGCGTAAAACCCAGGCGCTCGGCCTGTTGCGTGAGGGCCTCGTATTTCTCACGCTCTAGGATAAGCTCGTCATAATGTTTATGCCTGCATTTAAGCTCTATATGTAGCCTATAGATAGTGCTAGTGCAGTCGTGGTAATCGTATTGGTCAGCGCTCTTTTCTAAATCGCTCAGATACCAACCTTTAATATAATTAAACAGTTCTTGCTCGTTTTCTATCATCTGCAGCCCTTACAGAACCATATAATGTTTTCTTTAGGGTCCGACTTTTGATAGCCAAATTGGTCTAACTGAGTAATCATCGCGCATCTATCGCATTGTTCAACCTTGTACTCAGCTGCTAGCTCACCTTCTATAAATAGTTTGCCAGTCATAGCTTGCAGGTTAATTAGCTCGTATTGGTCGCTCATCGTGTCACCAATATAATCATTAAAATACCTAAAAGGCATTGAGTAATTACAAGAATATTTATAAGGCGCTTTTTTGTCATACCTGAGGCGCCCATCCTGTAGATGTCTGCATATACCAAACCGGCTCGCATTGTGTGGCCTTGCTCTTTTCAATACAGCTGTAATTACCCCAATCTTTACCTGTCTTAGCGCTAGTACCAGTACGCCAAACGCGTGCCCCGTGTTTGCACTCCGGTTTGCCTTGTAGGTAAACACCGCCCAGCTCATTTTTAACTGCCTCTATGGTCTGTGCTACAGGTGTAGTAGTCCATAAATCATCGCTGACTGGTCTAATATCGGCAGCTGATAAAGCCTCTACTTTTTCCATATCCTGTTTAGTACTGCGAGCAATACCGCCAGGTGTCAGCAGGCCGATAACGCGCCCATAAGCGCTTGTAATTGCATTTTCTACCCAAAAGTGAAGATTTACGCCCCGGTCAGAACGCATCTCAAAGGCATAATCTACAGCGCTAGGCTTTTCATCTTCATATGTTTTATAAGCTTCAGCCTTTACTAAAATATAACCTTTTGTTATATCTATATCCTCAATAAAAGCAATTAGCCTAAGGCTGGGGTACTCGCTACGCGCTCTGATAATCCTGGCGTTAACGTCCTCGTATCCTTCAAGAAAGTTACTCATTTAGCGGCCTCGCTCTCGCGTAGTGCCTTAGCGATGTTACGGCCACGTAGGTAACCTTCACCTAAGCCGACTTTGTAGCCCATCTCATAAGCTGCATAAATAAATAGGCCCATAAATAGAGCCAACATACCAACTACTATAAAGTCCAAACTGTTCATCTTTCGCCCTTTGTTAAGGCCGATGCGCTACTTATCCGAGTAGCCCTCTCGGCGTGTGTAGTAAAAGTATGACTGCACCCACCGACAAAAGGCAATACGACACGCCCTATTTACTAAGTCTATCCTCTAGCAACATCTCATAAATCTTATCCACGCGCTGCTCTATCCGGTCAACTCGGCCCCTTAGATTATGGCCCCCGTTACCGTCCGGGCGTAGCTCAGATAAATAGTATTTAACAAGATGGCGAACAAGCCCAGCCGCTAGGCCACCTAGCGTAGCTATCCCCAATAACAACGCTACATACGACTGGGCCTGACTCATTACTTAGCGCCTAAGCCAAACTGCTTTTCTTTAGGGTCAATGCCTTTGAGAATAGGGGCTATAAGGCTTGCTACAAGGGCGTTAGCCAATACTTTAGGGTCAGTAATACCTGACATATAGAGCGCGGCTACGCTAGCTAGTGCGGCACGTCCATAGGAGTACAGGGCAGCCGTAATTGTTTTTTTGTTCATTGATTAGCTCTTTTCTGCCCTTAGTTGATTTGTGATAATACCGCTACGGTTTGGGTGCCGCTTGCGGTAATGGCATAAAGGGCTTCACGGTCACCTACGGTTACCGTTAACTTGTCTCCATTATCAAACTTATAGCCATTGGCTGTAGTTACGTTTGCACCGCCTAAGTACATAGCGCCGCCACCTAAGTTATGAAGGTTAACGGTTTGGTCAAAGTTTGTAGCTGGCACAATTACGGTAGCTGTTACAGCTACTACCACCTGGGCGCTAGTTGGCATTTTCTAATCCTAACTTAGTAATTAAAGCCGTGACCTTTTCAGGGCTTAGTGCTATCTCAAAGTGCATTTCATCTTTACGGTTTTTGTAATCTCCGCCCCAGGTTAAGCCATACTTTTTAGCCAGAGCACGAATCATAGGTACCTTGCTGGCCTCAAACGTGCCTACCTTAGCTAAAGGATGTTTAGTTGCATTGACGTCTATAGCTGTGCCGCTGCTATGGTTACTAATTTTGTCAGTAGTGCCTCGCACCATACGGTAGCAATAGCCCCAATCATCTAGCGCCCCGCCCTCTAACGGCTCTATTAGCTCGTTAAACTCTTTAGCAAAGTTAATTAGTAACGGTGCTACCTTTTCTGCGCATCGCAGTTTAAGGTTTGTGCCCTCTACCTTGTAGGCTTTTATGCCTATCTCTGCCTGCTCCTTAGATGCTGGCCAGCCGTTATAGCTAGTCTGCATTAAAGCCCTAGTGCCTTAGGGTCAATTCCAAGAGCAGTAAGTTTATCCGCCGCTTCAACTTTGGCCGCTGCTATTGCTTCGGCTTCAAGCGCTTCGGCTTGTTTCTTTGCAATACCAGCTGCAATTTCAGTGTTGCGTTCGGCTTGTTCCGCATCAGTCATTTCCCTTGTGATTTCTTCGCCTGTTGCGTGGTCGTAAATATAGATGTTTTCGTTTGTCATTATGATGTCGCCAATCCGTAGACAGAAACTACTCCTGTGATATTTGATGATTGAGAAGATAATCTGAATCCCGTGTAGGTACGAGCATCGCTAGTCATACCACAGAACCAAGTTCCATAATTATAGAATCCTGCCATCATTCCCTGACCAATAAGACTTGGCTTTTCAGAAGCGTTGCCAACATTGTTACAATAAATCTGAACGCTTTGGTCGTAAGTCGAGTCACCGATTGTGCGTGAAATTGTAAATTGAGCTGCTCCGCTTACTTGTGTTATAGACCAAGTTGAGCCGTTTGGGTCTAGCATCGCATTGTTTCCGTTGTAGTTGGCAGATTGTGTAGTGCCACTATAACGCCATTGGAAATAAAAATCATCAGCAGGGGTTGCACCATAGATTCTCTCTACAACCACTAAATAAGTTTTGTAGGTGCTAGTAAAAACGCTGTCTATGTTAGTGCCCGCAACATTACTAAAAGAACTGCGACTAATAAGTGTCATACCACTAGATGCAGCGGCGGGTGTAGCCCAACTAGGGATACCACTTGCAACAGTCATAACCTGCCCTGTGCTGCCAATTCCGAGCCTAGCAGGTGTTGACCCACTAGAGCTATAAACCATATCGCCCGTTGTAGTCATTGGGTTAGTCATACCTGTTGTATCTAAATTAGCCCACGCGCTACCTGTGTAATAAGTAGTTACGTTTGTATCTTTAAGATAAGCAAATTGCCCCTCTTGTGGTGAGGTTATAGCTGCATCTCGCGCTGCGGCTGAGGCAAACACCAAAACGCCTTGCATTAGGTAGCCGTTAGTGTCAGCTGCCGTAAGTACCTCGCCAGTAGTAAAGGTCTTAAAACCTAATCCAGCTGCCATAGTCCTAGCTCCTTAATAACTTAATACGCCGCTATCAAGCAAACCGTATATAGATGAGTTTAGTATAAAGCCGTCAATAATTGGCTCTAAAGTGGTAAGTGTTGTTTTCCAGCTATTAGGCGTAATGCTCTGTGCCACGCCAAACACCTGCAAAGTCTTAGTAAGGGTCGAGCCCCCAGGTTGGTTAGTTGTAATAGTTACTGGGTCAAAGTAATCAAGGTCTAGCGCTGCAATAATGCCAGCATTGTAGTTATCGGTATAGAGGTCTAACTGGATAGCATCGCATCGAATAGAGGTCTCAGCTCTAGATGCTACGTATGCCTGAGCGTAATCTAGGGCCACGGCATCGGTCTGCATTAGTAGGTTTTGTTGGTTATAGCTATGGATAAAGTATTTATCTATGCTGGCTTGGTTAGTAGCTACTTGAGCTGTGCCACCTGTGCGGGTGATACTGGCTGAGTTGTAAACTAGCGTATCGTCAAGGCGCCACACCGCGTTAAAGTAGCTAATATCTGAGCCGTTATCGTTAAATACTGTAGGGGTAGCCCCGGTACTGCCAGCTGTAACAGCTCTATCTTGAAAGACAAACGAGCCTGAGGCATCTACATATAACGCCCCGTACTCGCTGATTTCTACCACTTGCATCGCTGCAAGGCTTGTACGAGCTGTGCCTGGGTCTGCTTGCATAGTAGTTAGGCCTGTATCAACGTCACGCATAGAGGCGGGCCAGTCAATAGCATCAAGCAAAGCGTTAATTCTAGCCCCGCTAAGCTGGCCGGCTGAGGTACCCGCAACTGTACTTACCTGAGCATTTTGGGCGAGTCTAAAAGCATCCACGGCTGTTATAGTGCTATAAACTACATCATTCGCATTTTTAGGCGTTGTAGTTGTATAGCTAGTAATAAAGCCTGAAAAAATAGGATATGTCACGGCGCCGTATGTAGCCGTAATCTGTACCTTACGCATAGGTGTTAATAAATTGTAGTAAGGCCCAGCTGGATTTTGTGGGTTAAAGTCTCCATTTTGGTCAACAATACGCATAGTGAGCGTGCCTGTTTGGAATTGGTCAGCCTGAGGATTACGCCCGCGCTTTGTCTCAATACTATCTACTACGTTTGATACGTCCACAATAACGCTAGCTGCATCTGCTAAAACGTTAGTACCCAATATACCGCTATCCAAAATCATAGCCTGAGCAAAACTAGGCCCGGTGCTAAAGTTGATAACGGCGTTAATTACTGGGATTGTCATATTGCCCCGGCGTAGCTTAGGTTATTGCCAAACCTGTTATTTTCTTGTACTGCCGTTTGTACTACCTCAATAAGGCCGCTTGTCTTATCTACAATTTCAACAGTTACAGTTGAGCCTGAGCCATAGCCGGCGCCTCTGTTCATATCGGCGCTATAGCCGCCAAAGTCTCCTAGTTTTTTCTGAAACTCAATAAGAGATAGATAAGCTGCGTAATTTTCTTGCTCTTGCAATATAGCAAAAGCGGTAGCTCGCTCAGTCGCAGCATCGGCATATTCAATAACTGCATCTATAGACGTGTTAGGGTCAAAAACTACAGGGGCAACGTAATCGCCCGCAGGGATGCCTGAGCTTGGTCTAGTACTAGGTGTTGCGCCTGCCTGTGCCAAAAGCCTTAGCATCTCGCGTATTTTGTCTAAAGCCATATTAAGGTTTTCTTGGTCTATAAGCTCTTTAGGTTTTAGGTTATCCAAAACTGTTTTAATGCCTAGTAAAGTAAAGTTTTGGCTCTGCAAGGTACCCAGGATTTTTAAGTCCTCATTAAGTTGCTTAGTAGCAGACTCAATACGGGCTACATCCTTAGATGCTATTGCATCCTCTAAAGCCAACATATCTTGCTTAACCTTTAAACGCTGTACATCGTTAGCAATAGCCAGTACTTGCGCCCCAGTTGTTGCCTTACCTAAGGCCTCAGCCTGACCTATTAGAGCTGCATTAAGTTGGATTTTCTCTATGTCAAAAACATCTGCACCTTTATTTAATGCTAATTGGCCTGCAGCTGTAGCCTTGTCTAATTTAGCCTGCTCTTGTTTTGCTTTAAGGGTATCTTTGGCGCTTTTTGCCTGAGATTTAGCTAAAGCTGCTAGCTCTTTATTACGCTTAATAGCAGCTAACTCTGCCGCCTTTTGAGCTGCCAGGTTAGCCCGGCCTGTGTCTTGATTGGCTAAAGACATTGGCTGGCTAAATGGTTGTGGGCCTTTAATTTCCTTGAGTAACTCAGCTGCACGTTGCGGGCTAAAGCGGCCCAATACGTTGCCAACCAAACCAATAGCGCCTTTAACTATGCCTGCACCTGGGATGCTTGCTATCTGCTCTTTAAGGTAAACAACGCTATCAATAAAATTAGATAAAGACTTAGCCGCGTTTTCTATATCTGTGCCTACATTGGCTATGCCATCACTACCCGTTAGTGAGTCAATAGCTCCTAATAAACTTGTGCCAATAATCTCTGAGGCATTAGATGATGCAGCTGCAAGTAAAGACATTTGCCCTGCGTAAGTATCAATGGCTGCCTTACCTGAGCCAGCAAAACGCTCATTCAGTAATGCCATAACCTCGTCAAACGACATAGCTTTAATCTCGGCTTGTGTAAGTCCTAAATTAAGTTGTTTTAATCCTTTTGTATTGCCTACATATGCCTGGCTTAATAGGTCAACAGCGGAGGCATAGTCTAAAGATGAGCCACTAGATACATCAAAAGCAAGAGCCATAAGCTTTTCAGTTTTGGCTACTGAGCCTGTAACTCCAGCTAACTTAGCAAAAGCCGGGCGTAACTGGTCATCTAATACGCCAGTTTGGCTCTGCATCTTAGATATAAAACCCTCTACATCAACAGTTGCATAAGCTAAGCCAACATTTTTAAGGCTATTAGCTAATAATTTTTGGGCTTTAATATCTTCACTAGCTGCTTTTACGGATGCCTTGCCATAGGCCAAAACAGCCGCGGCGCTAAGGCTTACGCCTAAGGTACGGCCTAAAGTTTTAACGCTACCTGTAAGTTTTTTAGTAGCTTTGTCAGCATCAAGAAAAGCCTTTTTACCTAAAAATTGACTGGCTATATTTACAACTAAATCGGTAGCCATTAGGCAGCTCTCCTTGTATTCTCATAAAACATTTTTGAGGCATTTTCTAGGGCTTTAATAACTGCAGCATTAGCGCGACCGTTATCCTCTGCCCAGGCTCTAAAGATTAAGCGGCCAGTAAGTTTGCGCCCTGGGCTACCTACTAAACCTTTAGGGCGTGCATTGACTAGCTGGCCTGTACTGTTAATGTTATCTATAAACTGTTTACCTGCGTTAGGGTTAAGTGAGTTGTTATAGCCCTTGCGCTGAGTACTTTTACTATGTGCAAAATAGTTAAGTTGAAAATCTCCAGGCCCATTTCCACCTGTACGATAAACAAAGTTTTTCTGTGAAAAGTTAGGTTGACCTTGTGCATTTTTACGTCCAGCTGTTTCATAAATAGCAGCGGCAGCATTTTTATTAAGAATACGAGCTAAAGCTACAAACCCGTTTTTATTAGGTTTAGACGGTGAAGTGGAATAGGTAATACCGGCTTTAGCTGCAACCGAGTTAAACTTAGGAAATGGGCGGTAAGCCAGGTTTTCTTCACCTGAAAGGTTTTTTGACCAGCCCGACAATACCTGCCCGTCATTAGGTACATATCCTCTAGCTACTGAAGTAACAGTTTTTAATGCAGCCGCCATCTGTGACTGAGTTTCTTTAGATAGGTCAGGTGCAAAACGCTTAAGGGCTACGCGGAGCTGTACGGCCCCTTCTAGCTCTGTTGGCATTTTGTTGCTCCTTAGCTCTATCGTGTAAAACCTTTAACATATTCTTAAACATATCTGCATCAAGGTCTAGTAAATACTGGGGCGCGATACCCGTCTCTACGGCTAGCTGTGCAACCAGGTAACCAAAACTACCGCGCCCCACTATTGCGAAGGGTCATCGTCCAATACTTCAACCTTAGCTAAGGTATCTAAAAACTCTGCTCCAAACATTGGCACCGTTTGCCCGCTTGTGCGTAAACACTCCCAGGCCAACCAGTAGACATCCGTTTGGCGCTCTAAATCTCTAAAAACCTTGTGAAATCCTGCCTTAGCGTACAACTCAAAGGCCCACTCGATTTTTGGCGTTATCGAATGCTCCGATACTGTGCCGTCAGCCCTTGTAATCTTGAGTTTTGCCATTGTGTTAGCCCCTTTTCTTTTTTGTTATGGTGCGGTTGTAATTACGATTGGTGAGTTACAAGTAAATGTAATGCTCTGAGTAGCAACATCTGCTACAGCGCCGTTAATGTCTGTAGTGTTATTTACCAAAACAGTAGTGCTGTAAAGCGGATTAGTTGCAGATACTGCAGCGCTTGTTTGCTTAAGTGTTAGCGGTACTGTTGTACCCCAGGCAGCTTGCAAGGTAGCGTTTACGTTTGCTGCAGCTGTATCGCTCAAAAAGTCTAGAGTGATAGTGCTAGCTTCAAGACCTTTAACAAACTTATGAGCTGTATCGCCCATAGCTGTTACCTCTAGCTCGTCAAAACTACGGTTAATAGTTGCGCTTGTTACGTGGTCAGATAGGACTACTGAGTTAAGAGTAGCCACTACGGTATTGGATAGATAAATTGCCATTGGGCTATTCTCCTATTTTCTCGGTAGGTGTGTCTTTTGTCTTTGTTTCTTTAACCTCTACTGGCAACTCTTGGCCAATTTTGATTAAAAATGCTTTTTCTTCCTCGGTAAGTGCCATTATGTCTCCTATGTCCAGCTGCTAAGTATAGATAATTGTAAATCTGCCGTTAATAAATCACCGCTGGCAACACTTAGAACGCTAGGTGCAGATACAGCAGTAACATTAAATACGATTGAGCTAGCAGCTAGTTTATTAAACACGGCTACTATGGTGTCCTCAATGCCTTGTAAATTGCCCTCATTTGAAAACATTGGCACCGTCATAATCACCTTTAGGTTTACCATAGGTGAAATGCCGGCATAAGAATTATTGCTAGGGCTTATGTATGGGTCAGCCGGTGCAACTACAACGCTGTTAGCCAGGATTGTGCTAGGCGGGTACGCAAAAGTACTCCAAACCCCAACATTAGCCAGGGCTGCAGCTACAGTACTACGTAAAGTAGTTATGGCCGCTGTCATTAGCCAACCATCGCATTAGGGCTAAGGTAAGGCGCTAATAAACCTCGGATAGATGCCATTAAAGTATTGGACATTTTGAACGGGCTAGGGCTGTATCCATCTACGCTAGTGCCGCCGTTTTGTGTGCTAAATCGGCTAGTCCAGATATTTTCTGCCAGCATTAGCGCCGCGGCATTTATTGCCGGTGTATTGGCGTAGGTAGCAGTTTTTGTATCATCACCTGTAATAGTGCCATAAGGCAATACACGCCTAAAGTTTTGATTAGATGCAGTTTTAGCATATTGCACAAAGCTATAACCCTGTGGGAATTGCCAATAATTGAGCTGCATATTAAATGCAGGCAAAAGATTAGCCGTACCTGTGCTAAATGGAATCGTGCCTGTGATTGTATAAGTACCATTAAAGGTTGAACCTGCCCCGGCAACCGTAATGGACTCGCCTACAGTAAAGATGCCTGGGTTAGCAACCATCACCGTAGCGACATTACTAACCAAAGCTGTACCTACTACTGGCGCACTATCAAACCACAAAAAGCCGTTTATTAAATCTTGTGCGGCCTGGCACGTATCCTCTATCCAGCTGTAAGAATCGTACAAAGTGCCAACGCCCAGGCTAGCCTTCAAGGTAGCAGCTGTTACGTACGTGGCTGGCATTTTTGTACTCCTTACTTACTTAGGTTTGGTAAGCCTCAAAGGGCTAAGAGGCCTACCAAACTATTAGTGGGTTTTTATTAGGTTAGGTTAAAGCGGCGAATACCTCCGGCGATATTAACCATAGTGGCCATATAACCGTAGATAGCGATTTGTACCTGAAGGTTAGATACAACGTTAACTGACATATAAGCAGTTGGTGACTCAAAAACTGTAAATGCTTCAGGCGCAATAATAAACGCTGACTCATCAATAGTTGTTGATACAACGTTACGGTCAACGTATAAATCTAGACCCATTACGTTGCCCTTAGCAGATGTAGTTGTTGCATTACCGCCAGCGTTCATCGGATTTGCGGCCGAGTAAATTGGTCGCCCAGTCGAATCCGTCGCGCCGAGGAGCAAACTCCATTGGCTAGACCCGCAAAGATAATTCTTAGCAAAGTAGCTTGAGTTTGTGTATGCAAGTGGTGCCTCTGTTGAGATGTATGAAATAACGCCAGCTGATGTAGCTGCTACAGCTGTAGCTTGTGTACCGCCAGCTGTAAGAGCTGCTACTACTGCAGCATCGGTTACCTTGAGATAATTATTTGTTAACTCATTAGTAATCGCATCATAAAAGCCAGGGTCAGACCTTTCCAAAAGCTCAATGCTGAGCGTTTGCATTCCTGAGTACTTGGAAATTGTTGAAGTCAAATATTCTGAAACAGCATCGGTATTTTGTACAGCTCCGCCTTCAGCTTCAACTGTTACTACTGGATAAGTTGTAAACTTAGGACGGTTAATAGTCATACCTGAAGCTGGCACAGTTTGGCGGTCAACGCACTCAAAAGCTGGACGGCCAAAGTTACCCTGTGTAGATACGATTGACTGTAGATACTGTGTAGGGTTAAAGCCCAAACCTGCAGATGAGAAATCATCGGCTGCAGTTACGTATAGGCGTGATTCTTCATCGCCTAATGATGCTTTTACTTTACGTGCTGTGTACGCGCCCATAGACGTAATATCGTGGCGTACTCTCTGTGAGTTTAATGCGCTTGGCATAATGATTGGACGAGCTGCCTCTACTGTAGGTGCAGCCTGCTCTGCGGCATCTGCTGCCTCAGGTGCGTTTGATTCGGGGGCTGTAGTCACAGCGGCCTCGCTTTCTGTTTCGGTTTCGGTTTCGGTTGTTGTTGAGTTTATTACTGTGTTAGTTGTTGTAACTTTGGTACTTGTTGACATAGCAGCATCGAGTGGCATCTCGCCAGCTTGTGCAGCAATAGTTTGCACCGCAGCGCTAGTAAATGCGGCGCTCTCTACAAGTGATACCTCGCGTAAGGTAGCAGCGGTGACCAGGAGGTAGTTATCTTTTGGCTCTGATGCAGTAACTTCCACACCAACGGATAGGCCATCCATTAACGCTTCCTGGGCTAGCAAAATTGCATCATTACCACGTGAGCTAGAGCTAATCTTAAAACTTGCATATAAACCATCGCTTGCGCTGTTAATACTTTTCATACGCCCTACAGGCTTTGTATTATCGTGAGACATTAAAAGTTTAATTTTGTCAGGGTTAGCAGCGCTAATTGAATTAGGCGCAAACACAACACGGCCTGCACTTGTGTTACCTACTTCGCCATAAGGTGCAATTTTGCCAGCGATGATACGGCGTTCGCCACTATCTACCGCTTGTACTACTCCACTAAACGTTAATAGCATTAGTGCCGTTCCCTTCATTAAGGCCCATTGGGCTTAGTTGTTCCATACTTTGAGCTTGCTGTAAATCTATTAAACCTAGATTTAGCATTTTTTCTATTGCATCTAAACGAGCTGCAGTATCGGCGCGTAAGAATGTTTCATCTAAAGCAAAACGCACTACGTTACCGTGAGCAGTAATATCATCCATAGATAAACGATTTTCAATAGCGCTAATAAACGGCTGCAAAGAGTAAGCAACAAACTCTTTACGGCCATCCAAAATATTTTGATATGTCATTGAGTTATTCATATCTGCACTTATGTAATATGCAGGTACGTTCATTAAACGTGCTATCTGTGTAGCTAGATATTGGCTAGCCTCGTTATACATCATATCTTTAGGGCTAAAGCCAATATTTTGCACATCCAAAGTGCTAGTAAGATACGCCGTTGACCTGCTACTTCTTGCGGCCTTCCAAGCAGCTAAGATTCCGCTAACTTGCGCTTCAGGAAGGTCAGCCCCGGAATTTTTTATCACCGAGGTAGCCATAGGCGTGGCGGCCGCTACCGAGCTAGCCTTTTCAATATCTATAGCAGCTTGAATTGTACGCGCGCCTGTTTCTAATACTCCAGGTAACAAAGATTGAAAAGTTACAAGTGAACCAATACCTGACATAGGAGCGCGGGCGCCGTTAACGCTGTAATATTTTACAGCCTCGCCTGTTTCATCTGTTGTAACTGTTACGCGTGTATTAGCTACCCACTCAAAACCACTAGGGCGGCCATCGTCTGCATACAAAGATGTAACACGCCAATAAGCAACGCCGTAAAATAATAATGAATCAACTGTGTACGCAATAGTTACGCTGCGTGGCTGGCGCATATCAGGTTGGTCTAACCAAAGTGGAGACTCAAGCTTTACGCCCGTAGATTTCTTGTATAACTCTAAATCAATACTTGAGATTACGCCTGCAATTAAATTACGGCATCTACCTACTGCCGGCACTTGTAATGCAGTAAATCTATCCATAAACGGCGCACCGTTGCCGCTTGCATAAAGTCCACCGTAGCTATAAACACCTACGCCGTAACCTTGCGACATAACGGCAGGGGCTAACTGGGCTGTAACATCTTTTTTAGAAATGCCTAAAGTTTGTAATATACCCATAGGGCGAATTGTAGGTTATCCACAGGCAAAACGCTTACTTAACCTTCGGCGTGTCTAAATGTACACCTTAGGCTGAGATATTGGCTTATCAAGATGCAGCGCCAGCATACACATACCAATTACGGATGCCACAGAGCCGCTAGATTTTTTGCGTACCACTCTCCAGGCTGAGTCGTTGCTTTTAGCTGCTACTGAGTCCATAGCTATGTTAAGGGCCGGCTGGTCACCGTGTACGACTCTGCGGTTATCTATCGCATCCTTGAAAACAGAGCAGGCATTATAAAATTGAGTCCCGCTGCAGTCCTCTACTTTTACGCCGGCATTATGGAGCCTGTCGGCAATATGCTGGCCTGTAAACTTGTCAAAGAGTACAAGCTTGGGCAGCCAATCATCACAGTATTGCTTTATATCAGCTGCTATTTTTAATTGGTCAATAGCTCGGTCAGATTCCCACGTTTTAACAAGGCTGAGGCCAATACGGCCATCGGGCAATACAGCGCCAGCTACAAGTGATGCGTGGCGGCCTGCGTGTGGCTCAATATCAAAGGCAAACATTGTGTACATACCTGGTGCCATAACAAGGGATGTATCAGCGCATTCCTCCCAGCTGTTCGGTGTCCAGGGGCTGGTGTCCGTGCCAACCCATTTGCAAAGGGTTTCAGTCATTACAGCTGCGTGGGTTGAGGTAGCTATAATCTCCTCTATAGCATCCTCTGTAATTAAAGTACCTAGAGATGGATTAGCCATAGCCCAGTTAGCTCTATCCCATATGTCACAATTATCCGGAGCGCTGTACTCATAATAACCAACCGATTTAGGCGGCTTGTTAAGCGAGCGCTCGCGCATTTCATTAAGGACGTGGCTCTCTTTATGTCCGGCGTTGCTAGTGTAAAAGCGCTGGCTATTAGGACGTGTGAGCGTAGTTGACTTTACAGCATCTAGGGCCTCTACTCCGCATTCGCGTAGCTCATCTACCCAAACGCAATCGGCGCTAAGTCCACGCGCTGAGTCTGTCGTTGCAGCTACAACTTTTACCTCAGCCCCATTTTCTAGGATTATGCGCTCATTACCATTAGTGCGCTTATATGCTTTGTCTATGTTGCCACCTTTGACCTGAGCTAACAGGTGTGGGGTGCGCTCAATGATGCCTGCCATTATCTCTAACGACTTAGAGGCCATCTGCCGCTGAGAGGACATTATTAGGATATTACGCTCACCAAAGCAAAATAGCCCAGCTAATACGCGCATACGCATCATATGAGACTTTCCGGACTGTCTCGCACAAACAAACAGGGCAGACTTTTTTATAAACATATTTTCTTCATCTACGGCACACATATCTGTAAGTATTAGTTTTTGCCAGTCGAGTAAAGGCTGCCCGATAGATTCAGCTAGCGCAACTATCTCATCTATGCGTGATTTTGTATTCAGCCAGGGCGTGTTTAGCCGTGGATGAGTTGCCCCTCGTAGCTCTTGTTTAACTTCAGTTAGCAATCGTCTAGCCTGCCTGAATATGGCGGGTCATCGGGCCTATATGAACCGTCTCGGTCATTTTTGGGGAAAAAGAGGACGAAAAGACAGGGGGGGTAGCCGCTCGTGCTAAAAAAACCCCCTCATTGAGCGCACCCTTT